TATCCACACGGCTGACCATAACGCTGTAGCGTTCCCATGATTCCAGTCGTGTGCGTTCCTCATCAGTTGCCATATTCAGTCTGACAGCACGTTCCAGCGGTTGAATCACAGACTCCGCTTCGGAAAGCAAAGCGGCTTTTTGTAACTCTGCCTGCTGTTGCAGTTCCTGTTTTGTATATTCCCGCTTTACTACTTTACCATCCAGAAACTTCCAGTTTCCCGAGATATCGGCGCGACGGTTGGCTGTTATATTCGGTAACTCAACAACACTTAACCCGTCAGGGTTAAGCATTGATACGTCTTTCTCAATACAACGAATAATCCCCTTCTGGTCATAAGCTATTTTTAAAGTATCATCCTGAAAGTTTTTTAATTCGTCATACCAGTTTTTACCGTCTTCTGTATATAGCCAGATAACGCCAGCCTTTTTCGTAAGCTGATACTGCTCAATGGTTTTGGGGTTTCCGGCGGTAATATTTTTCAGATGTTGCATATATTCTCCTGATGGCTATGCCTGTTCAACGTTATACCAGTTACCAGAAATGTATTTTTGTAGTGGTCGTGACACCATCCAGTCATCTCCATCAACCTCACCAATAATTTGCAATCCTGTTGTCACATGACCATTACCTGGTTCGCAAAGTCCTCCGCGATATAATGTGTCAGAACGTCTGCCTCCCAGACGCACATTTCTGATAAAAGAACTATTCAGGTAATCATTTAAGTTTGACCCCCAGCACCCACCAAATATATTTCCATCGGTGTTATAACGGACGCCACCCGCAATAAGAGCACCCGGTGAAATAAAGGATTTATGGTTCGGGTTAAACTGCCATAAAGCATCATTACCGCCATCGCCACGCATATGAATACATGGAACCGGAAATCCATACTGTTCTGTCAGTAAATACCCAAAGCTGACCGCGCCGGGATAGCCCTGTCCATTGCGAATGGACAAGCCCTTAACTATCGGCACGTAATGACCACCAGGAGTGGGATTCCAGGCAAACTGCGTCTGAACAAAAGGCGCGGTGGCATTATTCAACTGGTCTGCAAATGCGCCACTTCCATCAGGAATTATTCCCTGATGAATATATGCAACCCGCTTATAAAAATCAGCAGATGCGGGTTGAAGCCCAAATGCCAGTTGTCCATTTGAATAGAATAAAAGGACACCGTCGCCGCCCTGTTTAATACCAGTGTCGTTATCTCCGAGAGTAATGGAATTACCGCCCAGTGCGTTATCTGTACCAAGCGCCAGCCCACCATCAATTTTGGCCCCGTGGCTGACAGATATAGCACCTGTTCTCAGATTTATAGCGAATGGCCTTAATGGGCCGATATCACCGTTTTCGCCTTGTCCTTCAGCCGTCGGAATGAAATGAAGAAAATCTTCTGAACGACGGAAAATAAGACCGAAGGCATCATTGAAAATTCGCAGCGCATTCACCGTGCCAATTTTCAGTTCTCCGGTCATTTTATCGCCGGAACGCTGAACGGCGTTACCAGCCTTGTTTACCGTTTCCTGTAAACCGAGGTATTCGATAACGGCGGCAACGGTCGATTTCGCAAGAATATCCCGCCCAACTTTTGTCAGGGTTGCCAGACTGGCAACATCATTCCCCGTAAAATACGGAAACCTGTCTGCCGCAGTAGCAAGCCCGGCCAGCGCCGTCAGGGTGGCATCTTTCGGTTGCTTACCCGCAAGCGCGTTAGTCATGGTGGTCGCAAAATTCGGGTCGTTGCCCAACGCCGCAGCCAGCTCGTTCAGCGTATTCAGTGCGTCAGGCGACGAGTCCACGAGGGCAGCGATCGCAGCCATAACATAAGCCGTGCTTGCGATTTGGGTATTATTCGTTCCCTGTCGCGCAGTTGGTGTTGTTGGCGTTCCGGTCAGTGCAGGACTATTTAAGGGCGCTTTCTTGTTCGTTTCACCCATTACCGCCTTAACCGCTTTTGGCGTTGCCGCCAGTGACTCGGAAGTGCTGTTGGTCGCACTGCTGAGCTGTACTATCCCCTTTTTCGTCGTGCTCGCATCCTCCAGCGCCACGGCGGATGCAATATCCTCTGCCCGTTTTGCTGCTGTCTCGGCGCGCGTTGCCGCGGATTCCGCCGTACTTTTGCTCTGAGCTGCCGCCGTCACACTACCAGCTGCCTCTGATGCTTTCATTGTTGCTGTCGTGGCACTACCTTTCGCTGCTGACGCTTGTCTGGTCGCCTCATCTTTTGAAGCAGACGCAGATGATGCCGATGACGCCGCTGAACTGGCTGACGATGCGGCTGCCGCCTTAGAGGAAGCAGCATTGTCTGCTGAAGTCTTTGCATTTGTTTCAGAGGTTTTTGCTGCAGAAGCAGACCTCGCTGCTGCAGTGGCTTGCTCAGTGGCTTTGCCAGCCTTCGTTGTGGCTGTTGAAGCGGATGATGCGGCGCTTTCTGCCGATTTTCCGGCGGCGGTGGCACTGGCTGAGGCCTGCCCGGCACTTGTTGACGCGGCACTGGCAGACGACGCAGTCGCTGTTTTTGAGCCTGCCGCAGCCGAGGCGCTCTGTCCCGCTGCCGTTTCAGAAGACCTGGCGTTTGTCTCAGACGTCTTTGCCGCCTTCGCGGAATTGCCTGCCGCCGTTGCCGAGGAAGCGGCACTACTGGCGCTTGATGATGCGTTCGTTTCTGATGATTTCGCTGCCTCTTTTGAGGCAGCCGCATCCCGGGCTGAGGTGGCTGCTTCTGACGCCTTCGTGGTCGCGGCGGATGCAGAAGTGGCTGCTGATTGTTGTGACGCTTCCGCATTCGTTTCTGACGTTTTCGCCGCAGCGGCACTGGTAGCTGCCGCGCTTTTTGAGGACTCTGCAGCAGCAGCACTTTTCGATGCTTCACTGGCCTTTGTTGATGCCGTTCCTGCGCTGGAAGACGCTGACTGAGCCGACGACGCGGCCTGTCCGGCTGACGTGCTGGCGGCACGTGCTGAGGCTGCAGCATCGGTTGCATGAGTTACCGCCTCGCTGGCTGATGCACTGGCATCGCTGGCTGATTTTTTCGCGGCTGCCGTATTCTGTGCAACCGCGGAGGCGTTACGTGACACTTCTTCCACCATCTGCTCAAAGCGGCGCAGTGCCTCCGGTCGGACATCATCCTCCGTCATGGCACCGAGAAAATCATTCAGCGTACCTGGTCTGGAACCTTCATAGACGGTAATGGTCCCGGCATGTGAAGGCGGAAAACCTTCAACCAGCAGGGTGACGCTGTACTGACCATGCTCAACATCCATGCTGTAACGTCCGGCTTCATCCGGATTTTCAGAGGCCACCGTGTTCACCACCACCGTGCTGCTGGTTCGTCTGGCCTTCAGCACAATGGTGCAGTTCTGTACTGGTTTTCCTGTGCCATCTTTAAGCACGCCAGAAATTTTTACTGTCATACTTTTCCACCAATAAAAAAAGCCCGCAGCAGTGACGCCACGGGCTTCAGGACAGTGTAACTTTACGTTTCCTCAAACGCAGTTCACCCCATAAGGTGGATGAACCTGCGTATCATAACAATATTTACAGAAGATAAATCGGCGTCTGTTGTCAGAAACGGTATCCGATACCAACAATAAATGCATCCGATCGCCAGTCGCCACTACCGGAACCTTCATAAGCAAGGTCAATGGTCACGGATTCGGTCGGGTTAAACTGCACGCCAGCCCCCCACGCCAGAGACGTGTTGCTGTGGCGACCGTCATCACTTCCGGTCAGCACATCGTGCGTTTTCCCCTTGTTGTCAGTTACGCGGAGATAATCCCCGGAGAAAGTCGACACACGGCTGTAAGCCACACCCGCCATCGAATACGCGCTGAACCATTCATTCACGCGTACAGACGGCCCCGCCATCACGCTGAACCAGCGGTTACGCACGGAATCTTCATGCCAGCGGGTATCGCTGTAGCGCGTTTTTTGCTCATCCTCAGCATTGGCATAACTGAAGGACGTAATCAGCCCCAGCGCGTCCGTAAACTCATAACGGTATTTCACGTTAATCCCGTTCAGATCATCACTACCGGGAACGTTCGTCGAGGCATGGAGATACCCCGCGCTCAGCGTGGACTGATGTTCTGCTGCACTCGCTGGCGTAGCAGCGGCGACCTGCCAGACTACTGCGGACAAAATAACAGCACATAATTTACGCATAATTACCTCTCGCTTTTCTGCAATAAAAAAGGCGCCATTTCTGGCGCCCGTATCTGGGTTATAAAATTCAGCTAATCGTGATGCCTGCAGTGGCTTTCTTCATCACCACAACCAGCAAATCGCTGATACTTGCTGTGGGATACCAGTTATTTACCAGCCATGCTGACACCGAAAACTCCAGTGTCATGTGGCCGTGACCAGCTGGCATATCAATAACACCACTGTAAATCAGCGTATTATCCAGCGCGGTACGGTTATAAATTTCAGCACCATTTTTCTTCACTATCAGGCGGCATGAGGAGTAAATATCAGTATGCTCTCTCTCATGTTTAGCACCGCTGAATGCCACCGCCGGAATAACAATCTGCCGGTCAAACGGCTGATCGTCATAAATCCTGACGGTAATGGTCCCTGATGGCCACCGCTCCGGTGCCCGGGAGTCCCGCGGGAAAGCCTTACCCACTGTTTTGACAATATCGCCTTCAATCTGGTTGGCTGACAGTTTCCCTTTAATCTGACAGTTTTCATTTATCGTAACGTTGTTGAGCGTACCGGCGTTCGCATTCACACTGCCACTGATATCTGCATTTTTAGCGGTCAGCTTTCCGTCCGGTGTCAGGGAAAATGCAGGAGGATTACCGCCGCTGGTAATGGTGGGGGCCGTCAGGCGTTTCAGGAACACTTCATTCATGAATATCTGATCGCCCTGACCAACAAACATCGGCTTTGTGTTGCCATTCGCAGGATTAATCATCGCAATCCTGTCTGCTGCCAGCAGCACCTGACTCTGCATGCCGTCAGGGGTGTTCTCAATACCGGCACCGATACCCGCAATATAAAGGCGTCCGTCCTGCATCTGCTGCAGCTTCACTGCCCACATGCTGTTCAGGTTATTATTTGTATCAACCTGAACCTTCTGTATCTGCTGGATCGCTGCACTCTGGTCTTCCAGTTTCTTATTGACGGTCTGTGTTATTTCATTGCTGACATCCGTTATGGACGTCCTGATTTCAGTCAGGTCAGGCGCAAGCTGACCGTTATCAATCTGCGTCCACAGCTCCTGAGCCAGATGGGTTTTCCCTATCTCGCCTTTGAAAAAATCCAGATAGCCTGATGCATCATCACTCGGCTGACCGACAGCCTCCACGAATGCCGATTTGCCAACGGTGTTCACACTGCGAACGTAAAAATAATAATCATGGCCCGGTTTGATATTGATACTGGCGGCTATCCAGTACAGTGCCGTACCAAGATAACGCGCGCTGGTTTCAACCTGCCTGATATCCGCAATCCGTTTTTCCGAGAACCAGAACTCAAACTGTACCGTCGGGTCATAAACCGCAAGATGCGGCGTGGCGGTTATCTGAAAATAGCCCGGCGTCAGCTCAATCCGAGACGGCGCTGCCGGTGCGGCAATCCGGAACGATACCGATGCCGGATCGCCCTGCTGTCCCCACGCATTTACCGCCCGGACTGTCAGCCTGTAGTTCCCCAACGCCAGTTGTGTGAAGCGGTATGTGGTTTCCGTCGTCCGGGCCGTGCTGACCAGCCGCTCACTGCCGTCGTCCGCTGTTACGGTCAGACGGAGCAGGAAGCTCACGCCCTTCACCACCTTCGGTGTGTCCCAGCGCGCCAGCACCTGATATTCCCCGCTGTCTGCGGTGACTTCGGCAGTCAGGTGCTGCACCGCTGGCGGCGTGACACCATTCACCGTGCCGCTCTGGTCGCCGTCAAAGTGCGCCCCGTTATCCACGATGGCCTCTTTTTCCGGCACATGCTGCACGGCGGTGATGGCATACGTGCCGTCGTCGTTCTCACGGATACTCACGCAGCGGAACAGTCGCTGGCGCAACGTCGGCAGCTTCAGCCCCCATACGCTGTATTCAGCAACGCCGTCAGGAACACGGCTCACTTTCACCTTCACGCCGTCGGTGACGGACTGAACCTCCACGCTGACCGGACTCCCCTGCCCGTCAACCAGGCTTATCAGCGTGGTGCCGGAAGATGGCAGCGTGATTTCACGGTCGAGCGTCAGCGTCCGGGTCTGGCTGTTTACCGCCAGCACGCGCCCGCCGGTGCGGATACCGGCATAGTCATCATCGCAGATTTCAATGACATCGCCCGGTACATGGCGAAGCCCTTCGGCACCCACGCTGAAGTCCACGGTCTGCGTTTCCAGCAGTTCTGTTTTAATCAGCCACAGCCCGGCGCGGTGTGCCTGCCCCCGGCTGGTACAGCCAAAAGCATCCATCTTCGTGACGTTACGACCGTAACGGGCAATGGCCTGCGTGTCCTCCACAAGCTCTGTCGCCGTCTCCCAGCCGTTATTCGGGTCAATCCAGTTCACCTCAACGGCATTATGGCGGTCCTTCAGGGCGCTGAAGCTGTAGCGGAACGGCGCACCATCATCCGGCATCACCACATTACTGCGGTTATAGGTCCACACCTTATCCGACGGTCGGTCCTGCACGAACGTCAGCGTCTGCCCGTTCCATACCGGCATACAGCGCATCGCAGAGCAGAAATCACTGAGCACATCCCACGCCTTGCGCTGCGTGGTCAGGTACGCATTACAGGTGATACGCGGCTCCGTGCCACCAAAGCCATCCGGCACCGACTGGTCGCAATTCTGGCCGATGACATACAGCGCCCATTTATCCACATCCGCCGCACCAAGACGTTTCCCCATGCCGTAGCGCGGATGGGTAAGCATATCCCACAGACACCAGGCCATGTTGTTGCTGTATGCCGGTTTTAACGTTCCGTCCCAGATACCGCTGTATTGTCGCGTCTGCGGGTTATAGTTCGACGGCACCTGCAGAATTCGCCCGCGAAGATGATAATTACGGCTCACCTGCTGGCTGCCGAACTGCTCCGAATCCACCTGTACGCCGACCAGTGCCGTGTTCGGGTAGCACTGTTTCACATCGATGATTTCGGTGTATGACGACCAGAGCGTTTTGTTCTGCAGCTGGTCTGTGGTGCTGTCCGGCGTCATCCTGCGCATCCGGATATTGAACGGGCGCGGCGGCAGGTTACCCACCACCACCGAGGCCAGATACTGTGAGGTGGTTTTGCCTTTAATGGTGATGTCTTTTTCCGTCACCCAGCCACCGTTACGTTGTATCTGAACCAGCAGGCGGACTTCCGACGGATTCCTGTCCCCCTTTGAGGTGGTTTCCACCAGTGCCTGCACACCGAAGGTAAAACGCAGTCGGTCAATGTTTGCCGACGTGATGGTCCGGG